TGCCACCGTAGGATGACGTTCTGGAGATGTTAGGAATGTTGTTGACGCTTAGGTATTGATCAGGTGTAAGGCGTTGCTCTGAGCCTGACGTGCCAATTAGCAAGACCTTCTCAGAGGACAGCCATTCAATCTTCTCCTGTGTGTAACTTGCAAGAGTCAACTCAAGAGCGTCATCAGGTGCTATGTCATCAGGGTTGTCATTGATTGTAAACTCGTAGAAGTCTCCAACTCGAGATGACCAAAGGGTTTGAGGTTTTGTGTAGGTGCCACCAAACCATAAACGCTGTTGGTAGAACACTGTAGTTCTAGGGTAGCCAATCTCTTCACTCCAGGGCGCAGACGTAAACTCAGGCTCCTCCATTCTCCAATCGAGAGCGCCGTATCTGCCTAGTCTCCTAGGAGAGTGATCAGGGTGAACCATGATCATGATGTCATTGGCTTGCGTGTAATGAACGTCCCATATCTCTTCAAGAGACCAAGGAGTTTCAATCTCGTAGATATCGCCTTCAGCGTATGTTGAGACATCACCTAATAGACGTTTACGCATACGGTCACCAAACTTGTCTGCACTGAAAGATTCGGGACCTTCGACAATTGTGCCGTCAGACCTGTGGAACCTCATGTACTTGTCGCCAAGTTCAATGATGTAGGACTGCTCCCTATTAAAGATGAAGGGAATCAGTCTTGCTGCCTTACCTTCCTTTGTCTCGTTGACGTAGTTCATACCGTAACGACGCTTGACGCCACCACGGGCAGAGACTACAAAGTTCTCCAAGACCCTACAGGAAGAAGCGTATTGAGCAGTACGGACACGACCTTCAGACAAGGGAGAGATTTCCCCTGTGCTGAAATCCGTGATAACTTGATTAACTCTTGCCATTACATTCGCACCGCTACGAAGTCATTAGGTCCAATAGCCTTGGCAGACTGCTCAAGAGAGTCAGTAGTCCTGGCTTCCTGTAACACGTTTTCAAAGAGTGAGGCAAAGTTACTCATGGCAGTGTTATTACCTGTAATTGGGTAAGCCATCTCAGAGGCAAGCCGGTATACAAGCGCTTGCACCAATTGAGTGCTGTACTTTGTCTCAGGGACTGAATCGCTTAGGTATACAACAGATAAAGGTGTGTAGTCACAAAGGACTTTTGTTCCCTCGATCTCCCACCGTTTGATCCTGTCTTTGGATGGAGAGTGAACTGATACCACCCTGACATTATCTTCAGGCAACTGAAATTGATGCTTAAACCCGCTAATAGGTTTATCAGCCAACTCATTTAACGCTAACCTCTTCTTGAGGGTTGCCCACGGATAAGCTCTAAGAACGTAATCCCTAGTGCTTAGGTATAGGCTCTTAGCAGTCTTAGCCTCGTTGCTATTCTCTGTAAAGGAGGTAATCTCCCTTGCTCCCAAGAGAACCAAAGCACGATTGGCAATGTCAATGGATGTGGTCATAGTTTAGTCCGTGCAGTCTTTTGGATCGTCAAGTGAGTCTCTGGTTCTTGCTTCACCACCTTCTTCAGGTGCGGGTGCTTCGACAGCATTAAAGTATCCTGAGTAGGCAACTTCGTATCCTTCATCAGTTGAGTCTTTAACGGTCTTGGTAACGCTTCTGGTTGTTGAGAGGGTTGTTGAATTGATAACGCCCATATTGTTCTCCAAGTGAAGAATCAGGCCCCCGAAGGGGCCGTCATCAGTGAGTGATTTAGATAAGGACCTGCACGATCTTTTCTTCTTCAACTCGAGTCGCGCCCGCCGTAAATGCGGCGTAGACTTGATCGGCATATGAGACATCAAATCGCTTATCGACTCGAGTCACAATGTCGCGTCCAATGCCTAAACGGATGGCAGACTTGTGGTAACACAGCACCTGTGCGGTAGTCTCAGCAACTAACTCAGTGTGGATTATTGAAAATCCCATCCACTGATTTACCTCACCGCGGACCAAGGCTTTGATCGTGTTAAAGTCGCTTGATGCCACTTCCGTGGTGCCAAGCAGATCGCTCATTGCAGCGGAGTTGAGAACCATATAACGGCTCGCAGAATCCACTTCGTTGGCGTCCAACTTCTCTTTTGCCTCAAGTACGAGATCAAGCGTCAAACCGCCACCTGCCGTGCCGATTTTCTGACCCGCAGGTAGAGCAACTGCTGCACCGTCTCCATCAGTAGAGTTGCCTGTGGCTGCTGAAACAATGAGTCGGTCATACTGACGATTCATGGCCCAAGCGGCTGCTTTTGCATACTCTGATTTTGGAGAGATCAACATCTTGATCTGGTCCTCTTCATCGACAAGATCGGCCCATTGGAAATCTTGCATGGTCAACTTGCGTCGATCATGTGGGACATCCAGGATAGGCGTCGGGGTGTGTCGAGTCGTTTTCTCGACAGCTTCTTTATTGCCCATTCGCTCTACGTTTGCCGTCTCTGCCTTAACAGTCATGCTGTCAACAGTTGGGCGAAGTCGCGAAGGGTGTTGCTGGGAAAGGTGGATTACATTGCTTTTAAAGGCTTCTACAAAAGCTGCATCCACGGTACTGGTACCGGCGTCGGGGATTGCCATAATAAATATCCTCCAAGGGATTTATAGGTTTAGTTTTGATTTACAACTTGGAATCGCTAACGCTACCCTCGGAGGCGAGGACGTTTGTGCTACCGCTGACGTTACGGTATCCGGCGGGAACCTGTTAAGGTCTACCCCACATTTGCATATCTGTGAAGTTCAAGGAAGCGCTCTGTAGCCGCCTCATCTCCTTCATGGTATGGATGTTGTTCGTTGTTGAGGATTTCCTGAATCTGCATCTTGGCTTCGTAAGGCGTCATTGCGTTTGACTGAGCATGGCTTCCGCTGAAACCTGCGCCTTCCTGTAGGTTTGCACCCAATGCCTGAAACACTTTAACCATTGCAGGGTGATTTCCCGCACCTGTGGATTCTAGCGCTTCCGTTAATCCAGGAACTGTGTTTTCAAGGAATGCCACCGCTCTTTGACCTTCTTCAAGTTTGCGATCAAATGAGTGACCCCATTCCTGTTTTAGGGTGTTGATACCCTGATCAATCTCTTGTTGCTCTAGGTCTGAATAGGCTGCTTCAGTGTTCTTCTCAAAATCAATGATTGCCTCTACCTGAGCACGGTTAAGACCCGCATCGTGAGCAGCCTGAAGGAACTCAGGAGGTGCGCCATCTACCTTATAATCTTTGGCAGACTGTGGGCGACCTGCCGCATCATAGAGAGATGACAAGTCTTCAGGATTGTATCGAGCAAGCCCTGGAACGTCGTTAAATTTGGAATAGAATTTATCCCAATCGTCCTTACCCGCTTCCTTGCCCGGAATGCGAATAGAGCCACCAATCATCTGTTGGGCGTTCACATACCCCTTTGCTAAATCTTCTAGAGACTCCACATCAATAGAAGAGCGAATATCGCTAGGGATGCTATCCCGCCAATCAGCAACTCCTGCCGGTTCTGGCGCTTCCATCGGTTCTGCCGATGCTCCAGTAATATCTCCTGTCTGCTCCGTTGATACGTTCTCATTTATCTCACTCATTGCTCATCTGCTCCCTTCTCTAATAGATGCTTAATTGTCATCACCATATTTTTCTCACCTTCCGCAAATGCGGTAGCGTCAAACTCTCCCTTGCGATATGACAAACGCATTACAAAAGCGTCCACCATGAACTCAAGAAGTTCTTCGCCTTTCGCGTTACCAAATACCTGCTTAACGCTATTCTCGAAATTAAAATTGCTCCACTTTGGTTCCATCTACATTACACTCCCTTGTGCGTTAGCCATTGCGATATCCTTCATCCCGCCAGCTTGAGTTGCTTGCGTCTGAGCCATGCTTTGTTGCATAGCCATCTGCTCTTGTTGGGCTTGTTGCTCTGCCCTTTGCGTTTGAGCCTCCTCTACCTCTACTTCACCCTTGAGGGCTTTTGCAGGTGCTCCATAGCGTTCAGCCAGAATCCTCATGGCACCGTTGATATCAATGATGTCTAAGGCGTTAGGATCAAGTTGCGCCCACTGAGCAGCCAAACCAAAGAGTCGTTCAATGGCTTGTGCGTCTTCCATGCGTTGATTGCGGGCTAGAGGACCTTGATACTCTATGTCAATCTTGTCATCACCAACAGAGTCTGGCGTCTCCTTGAATTGACCTGTACGGAACATAATCCCAAACACACGCTCGATAAGAGGGTTGAGGAATTCCTGTTGTAGCCTACCCATCGTAGGACCTAGCACACGGTTCATCAGGCTGTAGCGAATCTCAATCTCGGTAGCAGTGGTATTGTGCTTCTGTGCGCCAAGTTGTAGCTGGTCAATCAGGTAAATGGACTGGATGTTTTCCTTGAGTTCATTTGACTTGATCTGAACGGCTTGCCATTGGGTTGACTGAGTTAATGGTGCAAGCGACTGCATATCTCTGACAAAGGTCAGCCCGGCGGGTTGCATATTTAAGTCACCAATAATGCCTGTAGCACTTGCCATGATTGGAGGGTCAATAGACTTCTCCCACGCTGCA